GGCAACCGCTGGCGCGGGGAAGAAGAATACCCGCGCCGCCAAGGTCACTGCTGCCTCGAAAGCACCGCCCAAGCGCGGCAGGCCTCCCGCGTTCAAGCTCGAGTCCGATCTCGAATGGGCCCAGCAGTTGATCGTCCTGGGCCGCTCCTGGGTCGAGCAGTCGAAGAAGATGCTCCCCACCAACCCGACCGGTGCCTACAACCTGGGCAAGGCCGGCATCGAGCTGATCAACGCCAACCGTAATCTTCTTCCCCGCCCTGAGACCGACAAGGGCCCGCAGGCCGGCAGTGTGGCCGCCCTGGATGGCGAGTTTTTACACGATCCCGAATACCGGCGCCTGGCCGAGGCACTGCTGGCGCGCAAGTGCGACCTGCAAATAGAGCGCGAGAAGCAAAAGGCCTAACGTGGGAGCAACGCCAGATCTCGGGAATCTGCAACTGCGGACGCTGACCCCTGCCCATCTGTGCGAGTTCACGGGTCAAGGCCGGTGGAAATTCTTCAAGCACCTGCGGATCATTCAGGACTTCTTCTGGCGGCTCGAGACCGGCGAGATCAAGCGCGGCATGATCTTCATGCCCCCCCAGCACGGGAAAAGCGAATACGTTTCCGGCGGCGTGGTGCAGTGGAAGCTGGGTCAGGACCCCACGATCCGCTGCGCGCTGGCCAGCTACGCGGCTCGAATCAGCAAGAAGTGGGGCCGCCGAGCCCGCGACTTTTTCCAGAACCATGGCAAAGAACTTTTCGGGCTCGAGCTGGACCCCAGCAGGCGCGCGGCTGACTACTGGGGATTTGATGGCCACCAGGGCGGCATGGTCACCTGCGGCGTGGGCGGGTCGCTGACCGGTGAACCGGTTGACTTCGGGGTTATCGACGACCCGTTCAAGGACGCTGAACAGGCGAAATCTGCCAGCCAGCGCGAAAAGGTCTGGGACTGGTATAACACCGTTTGGCTGACCCGCCTCAGCGCCCGGGCCAAGGTGCTGATCATCAACACCCGCTGGCACCCTGACGACCTGTGCGGCCGGCTGCTGGCCTTGGACGAGGAGGGCCAGGGCGAGGGCTGGGAGGTGCTCAACCTGGCAGCCCTGTGTCCCGGCGAGGACGAGATCCCGGAGGAGGACTGGCCCCAGTTCTTCCCTGACCGCCTTGACCGCCAGGTAGGCGAAGCGCTCTGCCCCGAGCTGCACAGTGCAGACAAGATCAACAAGGTCCGCGAGACACAGGGAGAGTCCTGGTTTTGGGCTATGTTCCAGGGCCGGCCCACACCAGGCAAGGGCGACTTTATCAAGGAGAGCTATTACCGCTACTATGAGCTTTCCGAGTTGCCGTGTGTCCGCGATCCGAAAACCGGAAATTGGTATTACCCAGATTGCCGCTGGGCCTTTGACGATTGCATTCAGAGTTGGGACACAAAATACAGCAAGAAGACCACCAAGAGCGGCTCCTGGGTCTGCGGCCAGGTCTGGGGGCGCAAGGGTGCAAACAAATACCTGCTCGACGAGGTCCGGGGCCGCTGGGGCGTGGAGGACACGATCAAGCAGGTCCGGGCTTTGTCGGAGAAGTGGCCGATCGCGAAAGTCCGGCTTTTCGAGCCCAAGGCCAGCGGGCCGGAAATTGTCACCCGCCTGAAAAGCGAGCTCACCGGCATGACGCCCTGGCCAGTGGCCGGCGACAAGGAAACCCGCATGCGCGCCCAGGAGCACCACTTCATGGGCTCTAACGTCTGGCTGCCGGCGCCGGGCCTTTACGGCTGGATGAGGCCCCACCGCCAGGAGCTTTGCCAGTTCCCCAACGGCATTTACAATGACCGAGTTGACGCGACGAGTCAGGCCCTTCACTACTTCGATTCCCGCACAGGCAGGAGCGGGGCGGTTCGTTCTGACAAGCCTTCGGTCAGAGACGAGCTGTGACAGAATTTGACACCGCCAAGGTATTTTGATACCCTTTTGACCGTGACAAGTTATGTCATTGGACGAAACGAAAGCCGAGGCGTATCGCCTGGCTTTCTTGTCTTTTCGGAGGGTTTTGAATGGCGGACAAACGAGAGCGACCGAGGATTGACCCAAAAGCCGCCGCAGCCATGGAGCGCCTTCAGGAGCCTGATTCTGCGGCAGAGCCAACTGAGCTATCGTTGCTTCGGGCCAAACTCGCCAGGGCTGAAGCCGAGTTGGCTGAGCTTCGCCCCCTCAAAGAGCGGATCGACTGGTGTCAGCAGCAAGCTGCGGAGGGCGTGCGGGTTGTTTGGGGCGAGTATCGCATCACTGGCCAGCGCTTTTGCAGCGTTATGGCCGGCCGCTACACGCAATTCGAAGAGTCAACGTTTCCCGAAGCTTTTGACAAAGTCCGCGAGCGGATTGACCGCTACAACAATCCACGGGCCCACCTGCTGGGCTAGAGAGCACACCGAATGAACAGGATGGCCACCTAAACCAGTGGCCGCGGTGACTGACAAGACTGGTCAGCGCCGCGGACAACCTCACAAAGGGGCCCGTTCCTCACGCCCATTCGACTGGACCACCGCTTTCGGGTGGATGGGCGTTCTTCCGAACTCCGACAACATCCCGGCCAGCCTCTATCGCCAGATGTCGGAGACCGATGAGACCATTTCCGCAGGCCTCGAATTCATCGAATTGACCTGCCTGGCGCACCTTGGGGACTATCAGAACCCCAACAAGCGTGCCGCCGCCTACATCCGGGACATGTGGACCTACTCTCACACCCCATTTCAGCAGGCGGTTTCTGAGATTTTAAGCGCGCTTCGTTACGGCTTTTCTGTGCTGGAACTAGTGATCCGGCCCGGGACTGACCTGCTTTGGCTGGACGAACTTCCCGGAATCAAGGCGGAAACCATCCATTTCATCCCGGAAACCGACCCGGCGAAACAAAACTACGGCCGGATCACTGGGATTAAGCAAACCACGGACATGAGCAAGCTGATCAGCGTTGACGATCTCGCGATCTACTCGCATCGGGCTTACAACAGCAACCCCTACGGTATGTCGCGCCTGAAGTCGATTTACCGGAACTGGGTGCTCAAGAACGCGCTGCTGAAAAACTGGGGCGTGGCCTTGGAGGCCTACGGGAGCCCCATCGCTCTCGGCAAAACTGCCAACGCCAGCCAGATGGAGAACGCTGACGGGGAGGGCAAGACCCGCGCCCAGCAACTGCTCGACCAGTTGAGCAACCTTCAGGGCGGTTCTGCGCTCGTGGTTGATCCTGAGGACAGCGTGGAGTTGGTTCAGGCCCGCATTTCCATCGGCAACGACTTTGAGCGCGCCCAGAACCACCTGAACAAGTGCATGCTGCGCGGCCTGCTGATCCCGGCACTGCTGTTTGAGCCGACCGACATCGGTTCTTTCGCCCTTGGCTCTAAGCACTTTGAGCTTTTTCTGCGTTCCATTGGCCGGCTGCTGCTGGACGTGAAGCGGGTGCTCCTGGATCAAGTTTACCGGCCCATGCTCTGGGCTAACTTCGGCGCCAATTGCCCGATCGGTGACTTCGTGACCCAGAAGCTCGAGGAAGAAGACCTGAAACTTTGGTCTGAGATCTTCTTCGCCATGACCCAGTCGGGCTACTTGAGCGCCCGCCGCCTGGACGATTTAAACGCCGTCAGGAGCAAGTTCAACGTCGACCGGGTCACCGAGCTATTGCCCGAGGCCCCCAAGCCCCAGGGAAGCGCTCAGGGAGACAATGGGCAGGTTTCCGGCCGGGTGGCCGGTGGCACAGAGGGGACCAACGTCGGGAGGCCCCAGGCAACCCCTCAGAGGCCCACAGGGCCCCAAGGCCGGGCCGCAGCTGGCGAGGCTACCTCTAAGCTCTCGGTGAGCGAGCAAAACGGATACCTGGAGGGCTACCATGCCTGATCAGTTTGACTTCTGCTGCTTTGACCTTGCTCAGACCGGTGCAAGCGCTGAGATGGCCCGCCGGGCTTGCTCCATTGCCTTTTGGCAGCATAACGGTATGAGCGCGGACGTTGCCTCTAAGCGCGGCCTGAACCCCCCCGGGTCGATTACGATGGCCGCCAAGCGCGTTTACTCCCAACTGTCGGAAGCCGGTGGGAACATGCTGCTATGCGTGTCCTCGCGCAGCCTGGCCGCCACTGTTCGCCTGGACCAGTTTGGCTACCAGGCTGAGCCGTGCGAAGCGCCCCGCGAGACCCGCGAAGCTGTGGTGCTCTACCCCGGCACATACAACGGGTTCGAGTTTACGGCCGCCGACTGCAAGGCCTACGCTGACAACTTTGACCCGGCCAACCCGCCTCCGGTGATCCTGGACCACGACATGACCAACGCAGACAACTGCCATGGCTACGTGCGCGGCCTGCTCTGGGACGCCGAGGCGCAGGAGTTGGTGGCTCTCGCGGAGTTCCTGGGGGAACACGCTGTCGAGCGTGTCCGCGACCGCCGATGGAAGCGCCTGTCCGGGGCGTTCATGATCTCTGAGGACCCGACCCAAAGAGTTATGGTCGAGCTTTCCGTTACTCTCCGGCCCGCCGTGGCTGGAGCGCGGGTGCTGGCCAAATCTGAAACAGTGGAGGCTACCATGCCCGATCCCGAAGTCGAGAAGGAGGAGGCCGCTCCCGCTGAGGTGGCCGCCGATACCGAAGAAGTTCCCGAGGAGACCCCGGCGGAAGAGCCGGTTCCCACCGTCCCCGAGCCGGTCAAGATGTCCGCCGCCGAGGTGGAGTTACTCCAACTGCGCGCCAAGGTTGCGGAATACGAAACCGAGCGAGTCGAGTTGCGCGCCAAGGAAGACAAGAAGGACTGGCAATTACTGCTGGCCGAGGGCTACACCGAACCCAGCCTCGGGCCCGATCAACTCGCTTTCATGGCCACGCTGAGCGAAGGCCAGAAAGACCAGTTCCTCAAGCTTTGCCGTCAGCGCGGAAAGATGCACCAGTTTGGACGTAAGTCCTCGGCTGAAGTCCCGTCCGGCCCGATCGAAGACAAGAACAAACCGCTCGAGCTGTCCGAGAAAGAGAACGAGCTTCTGAACGCCATGCGTTCGGCGGCCAAAATCCCCACCACCAACGGCCAAGCGGCCAAGTAAGGAAAGGAGTCTAACATGCCTCAAACCACCACCACTTACCGGCCGATTGAGATCCGCTTTTTCGGTTGCGAGCACCTTCACAGCCCCACCATCGGAGTGAAAATCAAGAGCGGGGTCGGAACCCTGGAGGTCGGGACCGTTCTCGGCCGGATCACCGCATCGGGTCTTTACAAGGCCTACGCTGCTGGCAATTCCGACGGTTCCGAAGTTGCCGTTGCTATCCTTGGGGAAAAGGTTGTCGCTACCGGCTCCAACGATATCGACACCTTCGCCTATATCGACGGCTGGTTCATCGAGTCGGCTCTCACCGGCGTCGACACCAAAGCCAAGGCTCAACTGGGTGCAAAAAGCTATGCCAACGGCGCTCTGCATGTTGTCGGCGGTGCTTCTCAGTTGCTTCCCGGCACCGCGATCACCGCGAGTTATACCCAGGTTCTGGGTGACCGCATGATCGAGGTGGGAGCCACCGCTGCAGCCGTGACGATTACCCTGTTGCCTGTCGCGACCCTGGGACCGAATTACACGTTGATCGTGAATGCCGGCCCCGATGCGGCTACGCGAAACGTGACCCTGGACGGGAACGCCTCCGAGACCATCGACGGCGCTACCACCAAGGTTATGTCCGCAGCTTATGGCGTCTACCGCCTCAAGGTAAACGCCGCCGGCACCGCTTGGATCAGCTTCTAATCTAGGGCCACTGGCCAGGGCCTTCGGGCCCACCCCTCCCTGAACGGCGAAATTCAGGAAGGAGAAACCCCCAAATGTCCACCACGTGGCCCAATACCGTCCTGGCGACCAAGCTCGTTCAGGAAGCCCCCATCAGCACCGAGGAATACCTCGGCCGCCGATTCTTCCCTCTCAATACTCAAGATTTTTCGAACCAGTCGATCCGCTATAAGCGGCTTAAGGCTGTTACCGGTGCAACTCAGGCGCACTCTCTCGATACCACCGTGATCAAGCCTGTCGTGATGCAGGGTCTGGATGACGTGACCCTGGACGCCAACTACTGGAAGGAAATGGCGACCATCAACGAGGGCGACATCCTGAAACTGGCCGATGTTTTGGACGAGCGCGTTTTGCTATCCAAGACCGGTCGCCTGTTCGCGATGCGCGCCATGCAACTGGATCGACGCCTCAACACCCGCATGGAAATCGACACCTGGCTTGCAGCCCGCAACGGCTACAAAGACGGCCTGGACGTAGGCGGAAAGACGATCAAAATCGACTACGGTATCGCAGCCCCTACCGCTGCTTCCGTAGCCTGGGCCACCATCGCCAGCGCCAAAATCATGAACGACATTTACGCGGGCGTGGAAGCCATGCAGGGCACCGGCGCTCTCTATGTTGACGTGGTTATGCCCGTGGCTGCCGCCAAGCTCTGCGTTCAGAACGCGGAGATCCGCGACCTGGCCAAGCAGAGCCTCTGGGCTGGCCAGCTCGGTATCGGCAACGTCGGCGGCCTGATGAAGCAACTGCTGCAGGGCGACATGGGCCCCAAGGGTGGTCCCGAGATCCGAGACGTGATCGTTTACGCCGGATCCTACGTGGCCGACGGTGGCGCGGTCACCAAATACCTGGATGACGGCATTGTCCACATGTTCGGCAGCCGCACTGGAGCCCAGGTGGACGCACTCGTTCCTCAGGAGGAGATGCTGGGCGAGTGGGCTTCGGTCCCTCACGTCAGCTCGAGCGGAATGTCTGGCAATGCGTTTGTGACCGAGGCCGGCAAGTTCCTCAAGGTCAACGACGAGACCGCCAAACGTGACTTCCTCGAGATGATCGCCGGCATCTACGGCGCCACCGCCGTCTACCACCCGGAGTGGGTCTACAACATCGACATCACCCCGTAACCCAAAGTTTGAGAAAACCGGGCCAGGGCGCTTTCTTCGCCGTTCACGCCCTGGCCCGGCGATCTCAATTTACCACTACGAGAGGAGAGAACCATGGCTTACTCTGACGCAACAGCAGTCCAAGCGCGCGCGAAGTGCCTGGACGTAGCTGAGTCTGGCGAACTTGACGCGGGCATTGCCTGGGCTGATTCAGTCATTGATGCGCGCCTGTCGGGCCGCTACCAGTCCCAGATTCCGTTCTCTCCGGTGCCGCCCATTGTCGCGTCTATCAGCGCCGATCTGGCTGCCTATTACACAATTTTCGAAATGAACATGGCCGGCGGTGAGGATCTTCCCGTCGCAGCGGCCCTTGAACTGAAGACCCGGGCTTATGAACTGTTGTCTGATCTGCAGGATGGCAAGATGGTTCTTCCGGCCACCCCTGGAGCCGAAGTTTCCACTCTGCCCCCAGCCTCCATTCTGAGCAACAACACCGCCCCCGGTGTGCTCCGTTCTTTCGACTTGGTCAACGTGCCTTGCACGAATCTGCCGCCCTTCACGCGCCCGCGCCGAGGTGTCTGGTGAACGTGCGCGCCGGGCTCGACCTCGGCCCCTTGAATGATGTCTTTGGCCAGCTAAAGCGTCGAGCCAATGACTTCCGTAAGCCTTTCCAGCAGGTAGGCGAGAAGGGCCGTGAGCAGTTTCAGAAGCGCTTTGACGCCTCGGGACCGGGCTGGGTGCCGAACAAGGCCGGAACCAAGACCCTGATCAAGACGGGGGAGCTTCTGGCCGCCTATGTGACAGTGGGCGCTATCGGTAACGTTTGCACTATTGGCCGAGATGAGGCCGTTTTCGGATGCAACCTTCCCAAGGCCAAGATCCTACAGGAGGGCGGCACGGAAACTTTCACAAGCGAAAAGGGCCAGCGCTTTACAATCACCTTTCCTGCCCGCCCCATCGTGGTGGAGCCCAACAGCGTTTACAAAGCCCAGATCGGTCAGATTGGCGCTGCGCATTTCGATAACCTGAAGGTGGGGGACCGCAGCATATGAGCGCTACCGATGTAAACGGGGCCATGGGCTGCCTGGAAACCTACCTCACCGGATGCCTGGACTCGGGCACCGGCCTGATGCCGGGCGTGGTCACCGTGCGCGTGGGCGACTTCAAACTGACCGACAGGGAAGCCCCGCTGGTTACCATCGACTGGGACCAGGAGGCCTATTCCGGCGAGATCGTCGGCCGCGGGCTGATGATCACCGAAGACAGCGACGTGTTCATCCGGCTCTATGTCGACAAGATGGAAAAGGGCGGCGCCCCCGAGGTGCTGGTCCGGCAACTCTTCGATAGCAACGGCCAAGGCCTCAAGCACGCCCTTATGCGCTACCCCCAAGGCCAAGGCTTCATTCTGCGCATCCTGCGAGCCGCTCGCATCCGGCCAGGCACACGGCCAGACATTAGATTTAGCGCGGGGATTGAGGTCTCCGCAACCATCACCCTGGTGAAAGGGCGGTAAGCCGCCTCCCCACCGCCCCTCCCGACTGAACGGCGAAATTCAGGAAGGAGATCACACATATGGCTGCTGGAGTAGTAACCGGCGATAGCAATCAGGTCACCATTGGCGGCGCTCAAGTCCTTTTCGATACCGTTGACGTTGGATACACCGACGGAGACATCGAGTGCGCACGCGAGACCACCGTTAAAGAACTCGAGGATGGGATTCCCCTCCAAATCGTTCTTCAAGTCCCGATCCGCGAAAAGTGGAACATCAAGATCCCCATGGTGCAGAGTTCCATCGCGAACATGTCCCGCGCCAGTTCGAACCTTCAGGCCTACAGCTCGGCCGGGAGCGAAGTCACGATCGCGAGCTACCAGAACCACACCTTCGCGGCCGGCTTCAACTCCTCACCGCTTCAGGGTTTTCAGGTCAAGGATTCGACCGCGAGCAACATTCCTTGCACCAACCTGAACACGGTCGTTGTCAAAGATAACACGGGTGTTACCACTTACACGGTTGACGACGACTACTTTGTAGACGCCGCCCGCGGCATGATCTACCGCAATCCCAGCGGCGCAATCAGCTCGCTGGCCACCGTTCGCGTGACCTGGAAATACACGAATGCGGCTTACGATGAGCTGCGCTTCGGCCTCAATTCCGCGATCCAGAACAAGAAGGTTGAGTTCATCCACGTTTCCCCCGTGGATGGTCGCGTGCATCACACCTGCTTCTGGAAGTGCCAGGGCACCGGCAGCCTCACCCTCAGCCACAAAAAGGAAGACTGGCTCGGATTCACTGCCGACATGGTCGCTCTTCCTGATGTGTCTGGGCACCCGAGCAACCCCACCGGCTTCCGCCGTGTGGTGCCGGCCGCTGGCGCTGCGGCCTACCTGGCCACCATCACTGTGACCTAAAGCCTCCCCGGCCCGGGGGCTTTGGTCCCCGGGCCATCCCAACTAACCTGAAGGAGAAAGAGAATGGCGAACAAGCTGGTCCTGGAACTAAGAGAAACAGCCGTAACCCTGGGAGGTCGCGAATTCATGTTGCGCGAGATGTCTGGGGCAAAGCAGAACAAGTTTTACCCTCTGATCGCGAACTTCGCGAAGGTCTGCGGTTCCGTTCAGGAGCTGGAATCCCAGGCAGATCTGAACGGCGATCAGTCCAAACAACTCGAACAAGGCCGCGAGTTGATGAACAGGCTAAATGAGGAAATCTGGACCATGATCCTCAATCCAGCTGATGAGAATCGAGACCGGATCACCTCGGAGTGGCTCGACAACTTCGCAAATGACAGGCTTGGCGAAGCAATCCTGCATGAGCAGATGACCCTGAATAATTTTGAGTCCACCTTGGGAAAGTTAACCGCCCAAGCGCAAAAGCAGGCCGCAATTCTGGGAACCGACGCGGCCGAACTGCAACTTGGGTTGATTACTGCCGCGCCATTGGCCGATTCTATCACCTCGACCCTATCAACTCTGTCTGGTGTGTCTGGAGCCCCAGACAACTCGTAGAGCACTACGATCACTGCCTTCGATGCCAGCAAGAAGAGCAATACTTTCACCAGGAGTTGCACCACGGGCGCCGGTTTAAACCGGTAGACTGGGGCTGGCTAGACGAGGCGGAAGAAGCGATCTGGGGAGACGAGAAGCCGGAAGGCGAGGAAGTCCCTCCTGAGCGCAGCCAGCGCAACCTTCTGGCCCTGGCTAGAGCAGGGAAACTAGTGCCCCAAACTCCCAACTGAACGGCGGAAATTCAGTTTCGGAGTAGCCCTTGGCGACAGAAGTCCCAATTGTTTTGAGAGTTTTTGCCGAGCGAAGCAGCTCGGTAAATTCTGTTCTTCAAGACACAAAGAAGCAATTTGACAGCCTGGCCGGGTCGATCGAATCGGTTGCTCAGAAGACTGCTCTTATCGCTGGCGGGATCACTGCAGCTCTGGGCGGGGTGCTCACTTCCGTATTCAAGGTGGCCGGCCAGTTCGAGCAACTTAAGGTCAAATTGGAGAGCACTCTGGGCAGCGGAGAGAAGGCCGCAAAGGCTTTCGGTGACGCCCTGCAGTATGCGGCGAAAACCCCGTTTGATGTGCAGGGGATTGTCAAAGCCACGGTCACCCTGACCGCTTTTGGACAGTCCGCCCAGAGAACGCTGCCCCTGGCCGCCAACCTGGCCGCCGCCTTCGGTGAGCAGATCAACGACGTGGCCCTCGTCCTGGGGAAGGCCTTCTCGGGCTCCAGCCGCGGCTTCCTTAGCCTGACCAACCAGTTCGGTATTTCGAACCTGGTCCTAAAAAAATACGGGGCTGAGCTGACCGAGACTGGCTCGATCAGTTTGAAAACCTCGGGCGCTTTGGAGAAGGCGCGGGATGCACTCGAGAAGATCATCAAAACCAAGTTCGGTGATGCGGTTGAGAAACAGTCGAAGACCCTGTTCGGCGCGCTCTCCAACCTCGGCGACGTGGTGCAGCGCATCGCTGCCAGCTTCGGCCAGACGCTCATTCCGGCCCTGACCACCGGCACCCGGGCCCTCACCGGCTTTCTGGAGATCTTCGAAAACCTCAGCCCTGGGACCAAACAGTTCATTGTGGTGGGCGGCATTGCGGCCGTGACTCTCGGTGCGCTGACCACGGCGGCAGCGTTGCTCACCTCCGTGGTGGCCGGTGGCGTGGGCCGTCTGGTAGCCTTCGCCGCCGCCATTGGCTCGGTGGGAACCGCTTCGGCAGCAGCTGGCGCTTCGGGTGGCTTTGCTGCCCTGACCGACTTCCTGGGTGCTTTCGCTGGCACCGGGACGCAGGCCGCCGCCGCAGGCATGGCCCGGGTGGCCGGCGCTGCTGGCGCGCTTGGGAGTTCCGTGCTGGGCGCGGTGGGCGCGGTCTTGTCCTTCCTGGGTCCGCTGGGCCTGTTGGCTGGTCTGGTAGGCGGCGGGCTATACCTCGCCACTACCCGTTACCAAAACAAGGTCGAGGCGGCGAACAAGGTGATCAAGGAGCAAGCGAAGGCGTTGTCTGACGCGCGGGGAGACTTGCAACTCTACACCGACCTGATCGAAAAGGCCGCCAACGCCCAGGGGAAACTGGCTTCGGGCTCCGGCTCGGTTTCGGACTTTGCCGGCCGGGTTCGGGCCGCCCTGGAAGGCGCCGTTCCCAACCAGTTCCTTGTGAACCTCCAGAAGGCGGGTGTCACCACCGACGACCTGCGGAAGGCGCTGGAGGCCAGCAGCGGCGCAGCCAAAGAGCAGGGCGCGAAGGTCCAGCAACTGACGGAAGTGCTCGGCATTCTGCAGCGCGGCCAGACCAATTCTTTCGACTTCATTTCCTCCGAGGATAACGCGAAGGTTGAGGCTCTTCGCAAAGAATTCGGCGGCCTCCCGCCGACGATCAAACTGGTCGAGAATAGCCTCAAGACCTACAGGCAGGCGCTGGCCGACAACCTGAAGACTTCCCTCGGAATCTCGGGGGCTCTGGAATTCCAGAAGAAGGCCATCACCGGCTTTGACGAGGCCACCACGAAGGCCCAGGACCTTCAGACGTTTCTTCAGTTCGCTACCAAACCCGACGACGTTAACGCTCTTTCGGGTGCGTTCGATGTGCTGGGCTCCAAGATTTCCCAGATCGAGGGCATCCTAGCGAAGCAGGGTGTTCCGGTCGGGAACATTGCCGAACTGCAAAAGCGCCTGCTAGAGGGCAGCGAGGAAGAGAAGACGGCCGCCGCCGAGTTGCTCAAGCTTTACGAGGCCCGTGAGCAACTACAGACCAAGATTACCAGCAAGGGCACCGCTGCGATCGCCAAGCAGATCCAGCAGACCGAGCAAGCCTTCGAGCGAGAGGAGATCCTGGGCAAGCAGAACTTTGATTCCGAGGTCTCCCGGATCAATCAACTCCTGGCGCTCAAGGGCCTCAGCGAGGAGCAAGAGCTCTCTCTCCTTCGCAAGAAAAAGCAGGTCCTGGACGAGCAGGCAGCGGCTTCTCTTAAGGTCGGCCAGGGCAGCCTGAAGCAGGTCACAGGGGCCGGCGCCGAGTCTATTGAGGCAGTCAGGGCTACTGGCCAGGCGACCGCTCAGGAGACCGTCAACGCCATCCAGGGCGTATTGACCAGCCTGGACCAGTGGGCCGCCAAAAATCAGAAGCTGCTGGCCCAGAACCCGCAACTGAAAAACGAACTCACCAGCACGATCCGCGGATACCAGAAAGAACTGGATTCGGCCAAGCTTGAGATCCCCAAAGAGCGGCTCACTGCCGCCCTTGAGCAGGTCAAGGCTTTTGGCGCAGAGGCCCTCACCAACACTGAGAAACTGGCCGCTGCCCAGCGTTCGATCGCGTTCTTGGAGAATACGATCAATGCCGGGACGATCACCACAACCAAAGAGAAGAAACGCCTCCAGGACGAGCTAAACAGCGCCAAAAAGGATGAACTTGGGTTGGCCAAGGCCGTGCAGAAAGAACAGACCACCCAGGCGCGGGAGACTGACGCGCTTCGCCGGCAGGGGCAAGAGGGAGAACTGGAACTTCTCAAGGCGCAGCAACAACTGGAGGGCAAATCGGCTTTCCGTCAGGGCCAGATTGACGACCTGCAGAAGCGGATTTTGGCCGAAAAGATCCAGGCTATCCGTGAGCAAGAGCAGGCAGAGCAAGAGTCTGGAGTTAGCGCTGAGCAGGCCGCCGCGCGGCGTGAAGAGCGCATTGGACAGATCCTAAAACAGGAGACGCTCAAGCGCATCCAGGAGCAGCAGGCGCAGACTCAGTCGG